GACTCGTATGTGAGCCGGTAGCCCATCTTCTTATCCGGGACTTTCTTGGTCAACTCCATCAGCCCCCGCATTTCCTTAGCCTCCGGGTATTTGGTCATCTGCACCGTCTTGAGGGACTTGGCCTTTTCCTTCTCCAAATCCGTGCAGATATTCATAATCAGCGGCCTGTTCTGTGCAAGCATGGTCAGAAGCCGCCCCAACCGGTAGGTCTTATGGGGAACGGTCATGCCGTACATGAGGAACACAGCATCGGAAACCTGCGTACCGAAGGCACCCATCGTGAGTGCCGACTTGTCCAGCCCGAACACACCTGCCAGTTTGCCGTCGATGAGGACGGCCATGTTGATGGGGGCAGACGAGCCGACGAAGTTATGCGTCCACAGCTTTCTGTAATACTGGGCGGCGGTGCGCTCGATCTGAGTAATCTGAATCTTGCTCTTGCGGGTGATTTCATAGTCACGCGGCAGGATGCTGCAATCCAGAGGCTCCAGCTTGCCCTCGTTCGGGCGGGTAATCATTTTACCCTCGGCAAGCATGGTTGCCTCATCCGGGCGGTTGGTAGTCAGGTACACATTGATGCCGTCACGCACACCATACCGAGCAAAGACAGGATGCCCGGCAGTGAGGCCCGGGGCGTTCTCCTCGTAGCACATCAGAAGGCACTTGGCATCGTTCATCTTGTCGTACAGATCGTTCAGCCCGGTCTTGGGGTCAAAGATGCCGTACTCAGGTTCTTTCCACGTCATGCGCCCGCCGGTGTCGTACCACTTCTCGAATCCAGCGGCATAGGTGGGCGGGTTTGCAACCACAAGGCAGTGGGGGTCATCATAGCACGTTTCAAGGTGCTTCCACATATCCAGCGGGCGGTAGCTCATCCCATGCAAGGACTGCTTGGCCCTGTCGAGCTGTGCGCGGATTTCCGCCAGATGCTCCTCCTTGCGGTATTCCAGATCGCGCATGATGCCGTAAAAATACTCCTTCCCGGCGTTCTTCACAGTCCGCAGGTACAACTGTGCATAGAGCGCAACCGCAGGGTCAAGCAGCTCCTCATTCGTGAAGCCGTCCGCTCTGATTTCCAGCTCCTCAAGGGACTGGCCCGTGATGGCATATCCCATGATGGAGGTGAACATCGAAACGTCGCTGGCCTCGATCTCGCTGGGCTTGTACCCACACTGCGCCGCGATGTGCGACATGGCGAAAGCGCCGGCGCACGGCTCAACGAACCGGGTGTACCCCTGCTTGCGGGCGTTTTCAATCAGCGGCTTCAGGAACTTCTGCTCCTGAGCAACCAGAGTTCCGAGGAAGAACGCTCCGGGGTTCTGGAACTTTGCCATTCATATCACCGACCTTTCTTTCAAAATTGCCCCTCTGGTTTCGACTGGAGCAGTTGCTTTCCAGAGGGTGGGTTGTTTCCAAAGACGTGAACATCTGGAAAGCCCTTGTTCGTAGGCATAAAAAATGGGAGCCATGCTGTTTCCAACATGACTCCCTATGGTTGGTCCGCCGAGCAGGGATTGAACCGTGCGACCCCCTGATTAAGAGTCAGGTGCTCTACTTTCTGAGCTATCGGCGGGTATTACCACATTTTCATCTGGACTGCATCAGGCTCAACCGCTTTCTGCGGTTCAGGCTGTTTCGCCCACTTGTTTGGTGACGGGTCAGGCAACTCCTCGATCATTTCTCCTGTTCTCTGGAGCCACCATTCTGCGAACACCAGTCTATGACACCACTCTCCGGGCTTTCGGACATCTTCGTAGCAACAAAGCACCACGGGCTTGCCCATGTCCTCATAATGCTGGAGAATCTGAGCAATCCGCGCCGTCCCTACTCTGTCCATGTGCTGGAAGTAGGGCGGCGTGAACCGCTCCCGGTTGTATTCGTTGAACAGATAACCCGGCGGCGCGATCTCCATGATGTTGCCTGCAAGCGTATACCGAAGGGGGAACTTAGGCGCTCCCCGTGTTATCCCAACGACTGTGTAGTTCCCGGTCTTGAGTTCCGGGTTACTGTACCGGCTGGTGTAAATCATGTGCCTCGCTCCTTCCGTACAAGCCCACCAGAATCTTCACGCCCTCAGCTATCTTCTCATCGAGATCATAGCCGAGCTGCTTGTAGAATCTTCCGTGGACCATGCACTCATACGCTCTTGTCATCGTGGAGGACTGTTCCTTCGTGATGCCGAGCCTGAAGTCCTTTGCAATCCGCAAAGCCCCTTTGAAGTCGCCGTCTGCAACCAGACGTCTAACTTTATCGGATTTTCGTTCCATCTGTCGTACCTCCTGACCTTTTCGGTAAGATTTTGGGCCTATCTTCATTCTAACCCTTTACCCACCGGAGTCAATCAGTTTTGCATTCGGAGCGAAAAATTTTGGCTTTACAGCTTGATACGAGGCCGGATGTGCCACTCGCGGTTTTTCCGGGGTGACACATCGGTTCACGCTTCGTATCTTACCACAGTGGTAATTGCACTGCAATAGCAACTTTTTTGCAACTTTGCCAAAATTTTAGTCCAACCATCCAAAAATCAGGGCGCTCAACTTGGAAATACCCGCCTTCTGGTCGCGGAACACGGTTGACAAATCGACGTGTTCTTCATCGGCGATCTGCTGCTGAGTCTTGGGTTCAGGGGCAATGTAGAGGTCGTAAATCGTCCGATACCGACGCATTTCCTCCGCACGCTTGGAATGCTCACAGCGGAACTTGTAGTATTCCAGCATACGGTCGATGTGTTGCACGATGATGCGGGTGTGGGCGGCACTCTCCTGAATGCTCCTCACCACCGGAACCCTCACCCTGCCGTCGCTCTGACTCATCAGCTCCTCCATCAACTCCTCGAAGTCATCATCCTCGGAGAGCTGGCTGGCTTCATACACGGCACTCTTGCTATGCTCTACAAAGCAGTGGTAGTTCTGAAGCAGCAGCTTGGTATTATGCAGGCGCTTGTCCTTGACGGCCTTTCGGTTCCGCTCCGCTTCGTGCTGGAACTTTTCAATGGCTGTTTCCGATGCCACCCGTACGATCTCCTGCATCATTTCCGGGGGAATTGTGACGTTCTTGTCTTCCTGTGCCATGTCTAAACCTCCCATCATGGGCTTCGCCCCCTTCCCCGCCCACGGGGAAAGAGTCTTGCCCGGTTTCTTACAGCGTGTTATACGTTCTGCGCAGGAGCCCCGCTTTGTGGGTGCTCTCCCATGTGAAATTGCCGCCCGTTACATTGCCGAAGTGGCCGTAGGCGGATGTCTGTTCATAGATAGGCAGGCGCAGGTTCAGGGCATCAATGATTCCCAGCGGGGTCAGTTCAAAGCAGCGATCTACTGCATTGCAGAGCTTTTCCTCATCCACATTGGCCCCGAACGTGTCGATGCGCAGGGATACCGGGAGCGCCATGCCGATTGCATAGGCCAACTGGACCTGACACTTGTCGCACAGACCCGATGCCACGACGTTCTTTGCAATATGCCGAGCCATGTATGCTGCACTGCGGTCAACCTTTGTGGGGTCTTTGCCAGAGAATGCCCCGCCGCCGTGGGGAGCATAACCGCCATAGGTGTCCACGATAATCTTCCGCCCGGTCAAGCCGGTGTCTGCCGCAGGGCCACCCTGCACAAAACGCCCGGTAGGATTGATGTACAGGTCGTAGGTGTCGATGTCGAGCCACGGGAGGTGCTGACGGGCTTCCTGCAAAACAGGCGTGATGACATTTTCCACCAGCGGGTGCATCAGCATAGGGAGGCTTCCGTCCGTGTGCTGGGTGGAGATGACGATGGTGTCGATACGCTGGGGCTTCCCATCCCCCTCATATTCCACCGTTACCTGCGTTTTGCCATCCGGCAGGATAAAGGGGATGGTTCCGTCTTTGCGGGTCTGGGCGAGCTTGTAGGCCATCTTGTGTGCAAGCATGATGGGCAGGGGCATCAGCTCCGGGGTTTCGTTGCAGGCGTAGCCGAACATCATGCCCTGATCGCCTGCGCCACCGACCATGTCGCTGGTTCCCATTGCAATATCAGGGGACTGCTTGTGGACGGACACCATGACCTTGCAGGTGTCGGCATCAAAGCCAGATGCCTCGCCGGTGTAGCCGATGTCACGCAGGACCCGCCGGGCAATGCCCTCAATATCCACATCGACCTTGCTCGTGATCTCGCCTGCGATGAACACCGTGTCGGTGGTGCAGCAGGTCTCACAGGCCACCCGGCCGTTCGGGTCAACAGCCAGCACTGCATCCAGCACCGCATCAGAGATACGGTCGCACACCTTGTCGGGATGGCCCTCGGTCACAGACTCAGACGTAAACAGCTTTCTCATACCTTTTCCTCCTCAGCATTCTTCTTGTCTTCCTGCTCGTGGTGACATACAGCAGCAGCCGCCTGCAAGAGTCTCATCAACTCATCCAGACGGACGCTCACCCTGACGGGCTTCTCCCCGTGGACAGAGAACGAGACCGTTCCCCGCGTATAGCTGGCAAGCATATTGCATTCTGCCGTACCCATGCTTTTGATGCCAGCCGGTTTGCCATCGACCGCCGCAAAGGTGGTCACGGCTGCGTTCACCGTCATCTGCACTCCGTCAGGGATGCCGGACACCTGTGCAGGGACCTTTACGACATGACCCATAAGGGGATTCTTATTTTCTTCCATGTGTTCTCCTTTCTCAGAACGGGATGTCATCATCATCGAGCAGCGGGCGGAAATCGTCGTTCGTGGGGTCCGGCGCTGCCTGCGGGGTGGAGCCGCTATCTTTCTTGGACTCGCCGAAGAAGACCTGATCGCAGCGGACCTCCGTCCGCTTGCGCTTCACCCCGTTTTTCTCGTAGGTGCGTGTGGTAAGAACACCGCTTGCCTCGATACGCTTTCCCTGCTTGAAATACCGGGCGACAAACTCAGCTTTCTTTTCCCACGCCACGCA